ACCTAATAGGATAGTTGATGGATTACCACCAGCACTCCAAGTAGCTTCTGCAACTGCTGTTATATCAGCCTCAACTACAGCAGCGTGAGAACCTGAAGTACCAGCATCAGTCACGTTAGTAGTGATGAAAGCAGCAGCTCCTTTAGTCTCTCTTGCAGTACCTGAAGAACCAGCTACAGCTGCATTATTAGCAAGTAGTGAAGTCTCCATATCACGCTTAAGTTCTTTAGAAGCTTTAGCTAGTTGATGAGCCATCTCTGACTTCTTGCCTGCGTTGTTTACTGACTCTTGTGTACCAGTAACTTCAACAACCTTCTTAGAGATTTGTGTGTAGTTACCTAAACGAGTAGTAGCAGTAGTTGCTGCAGTACCAGCTGCTGCACCTTCAGCAACCGCGTTAGTGCCAGAAGCTGCTGCTAGAGCGTCAGTCTGCCATTCAAAGTAAGTGTTATTTACTTTACCTTTCTTTGCGATACCAGATAGAAACGGGGTTTCCGTTGGACTGATATCGTAAATTACATCGGACAAATCCTCGCGGATTGCCTTTGCATCATAAGTTTCAAAATTTGTAGCCATTTTTATTTTCCTTATATTGTAACTACAGTAAACCTATACTATAGCATATCATAAAATACGGAAGCAGCGTCATCTTGTTTGCCTGACTTCCTTAACCTTGTACGCTTTTTCTTGGCTTTATCATTGTCTGCCTCAGATTTAACTTTACCTCTTCCAGACTTTTGTACCTTTGGAACTTTCTTAACTGCTTTCTTTTTAGGCTTTACTTTATTAGTTAACCTGTCAAACTCCATAGCTTTCTTTAATATAAGAACACTACGGTGGTCTGCTAGTTGGTCAATTTCTTCAGCAGCATATCCAGATTCGATTGCGAACTTTCGTACATCATCTTTAACAGTTGAGTTCTTTTGACCCCATTCAGGTAAAGCTTCAACCAACTGTGAGTATTGGTCTTGAACAAATGTTGCTCTTGCCTGTACCTCTTGTTGTTGTTGCTGTTGCTGCACAATCGCTTGTTGTTGTGTAGCATTCATTACTTTTTCCTGTGCGTCTCGGTACTCATCTTTCTTAAGCATATATGAGTATGGGTCTTCCTCTTTGAGTTCTTCCCAATTTACATTATTAAACTCTTGAAGTTTGTCTTGTTGCTGTTGTTTCAACATTGATAAACCATTAGCGTACATTTGTCTCTCTTGCTCTAACCTTAGGCGTTCAGTTTGAATTGCTTCATTTTCTTTACGTCCTTCAGCTAACGCTTGAGACTTACGAGTGTAGTCAGATTGTCTTTGGTATCCAGCTTTAAGTTCCTCAAGATTAACTTCATACTCCTCACCGTCTACTTTAATAGTATAGCTTGGGTCTTCAGTCTCGGTTTGTTCAACCTCTTCCTCTTCAGTTTCCTCTTCACCTTCTTCAACTTCCTCTACTTGTTCGCCTGACTCTTCTACTTCCGTAGATTCAGACTCACTTTCAACTTCATCTTCCTGTGTGTCCTCTACTGTTTCCTCGTTAACAACAGCTTCGGTTTCCTCGTTTGTAGGTTGTTCATCTGATTCCCACAATCCTAGGATTTTATTTGTCGCCTCTTCTGGCGAACCTTGTTTAGCTCTTTCAAAAGCTTGCTTAACTACTTGGTTATTCTCTGCAGAATCCATATTGTTATCTCCCTATTAATTATACTGTTCTGAATAAAATTCTTGCCCCTTCTCAGCAAGTTTACCTGTATTAAGTACAGACTTAATGTGTTCATCCACTAAGTCTAAACTCTTTATAGTAATATAAATTCTATCCCTTTCTACTTCTTCACTGATTTTAGTTTGTAATAACATATCAATCAGGTGTTTCTTTGTTTCTGTAAAAGCTTCTTTATAAAGAGGGTCATCAACTAATCTCTTAGCGTCTTGTCCTCTTTGTATGTCCTTTCTCTTCCCCTTCATTTTGTCCCCTGTTATGTTGGACCAATAGCCACTGGCCTTCCTTGCTCCCTCTCTAATATTAACTCTTGTTGTTTAAGAGCTAAATCTGCTTTTTTAATTTCTAATTCTTGTGCTTTAATTTGCATATTAACCTGAGCTTCTTGTGCTTTAAGTTCTAGCTCTTGTTGCTGTAGTTGTGCATCAAGCTCCATCTCTTGTTGTTTAAGCTGGCTTTCAGTTTGTATCTTCTGCATCTTAATCTTTAACTCTTCCGCTTTGAGCTGTGCTTCCATTTGTTTAGCTTGCTCTTCTGGACTAGGTCCTTGTTGCTGTTGTGGTTCTTGGTCTCCTGGGTCTGTAATGAAGTCATCTACATTCTTCATTCCCATAGACTTTATCTGTTCAGCAACTAAGTTATATACATTCTTAGGTTTAATCATCATACCTGCAGCAGGATGTTGTGCAATCATTTGCATAGTCTGAGCCAGTTGTCCTAAATGCATAAGGTTCATATCTTTGTTACCAAACCCTAGGCCAACCTGTGCGGTACAGTCCAGCTTTTCTTTCCATTCAGCAGGATACAAAGTAACCCATTTATTATTTAACCTCACAATCTTCTCAGGAGACTCAAACTTTTGTATTAGTTGGTACACACTAGTAGCTAGTTCCTTCATTCCTGTCTCTGCGAATACCCTAGCAATTAGTTCAATCTTCTGTTGTGCTGCTGTCATTACTTGAGCTACACCAGTAGCTGTTTGATGTGACTTTAATCCACCTTCACCAATACCCATAGAGTTCTTATTAACACCAGTTCTTTCTTCTCTGATACTATCGAGATAACCCAGCATATTGAAAGAGTTTTGGTCTAATTGTGGTGTGGCTAGTGGAGACACAGCACCTGGAGTACGTACTCTTACGATACCTCCTGGTCTGCTGGTCATTAGGTCATCTAAGTTAGCTTGACCCTCGACTACTTCATAACGCCCATTATTTGTTAAATACATATTATCTAACAAGTTACGCATTAAGGTAGTCTTAATTAGTTGAAGGTCAGAGATTAAGTCATAAACACTCAAACCGTAGAACTTATGAGGCATAGGTACAGGTGTAAGGGAGGAGAAGGGAACACTGTCCACAGCCTCATTATCTAACAATTCATCTCCAACCTTCGTTACTTTTCTTAATTCGTCTATACCGTCATTATCAAAGTCTACTCTGACGTAACATTCAGTTACCCAAATGCCCTCGTCTATATCACCTGTAGGATAACTAGAGTCTTGGTCGTAATCAAACCTAGCTAATCTTTCAGATTTCCACTCAGACTCTTGTGCAGAGAAAGCTCTCTCTAGCTTAGACTTAGGGTATCCTGCAGATATTAACTCAGACTTAGTTTTCTTAACTCTGTGTCCTACAAATCTTGCGTCTTCAATTCCTTTCGCATATTTATTAATTAAAAATTCTTCTGGTGGTACATTTTCAATTCTTACTTGTCCACTCTCTCTTGTTCTTTTTATCACCACATTATGTAATATAGGTAAAGGCATATGACCTTCTTCTATATCTTCATTAAGTGCTGTGTGCTCTACGACTTCAACTTCATCATCTGCCAATAGAACTGTAAATTCTTCCTCAGTGAGGTTCTTATATTCCTCTCTGGTTGTATCTGTTGTATCATCCCAGTAGTGTTTAATGATACCATTCTTCTGTAGTAATGCATCTTTAAACCAACTATAAATAATAGAGAATCCTGGGTTCTGTCTTTGTATTACATAATTAGTATAATCAGTGGCCTGCTTTGCCATCTGTACATCTTCAGGACCGTTTGGTTCAAACTGTACTACCTTATTACCACCTGTGAATATCTTCATCAGGCTAGGCATAATCCATTCAATTACATCTGCAACATCTCTTGTGACAATCTGAGAACGTCCTTCTTGCTCATTACCATACCTCTTACCATAATATCTATCCAGTGCGTCAGTACGTTGTTGAGTTAACTTGCCATCACCAAAGCCCAGAGATGATTGTATCTCGTGCTCTACGTGGGCGGACAGTTCGCTCTTAGTCATCTTTTTTGCCATAAATTTTCCGTGTACTCCTACCCCCTTTCGGGGGAGAATAAAGTTATTCTTTAGGTATTAAAACCACAATCAGTATAGCTATAGTAAGTAATATTGTAAACACGAGTAACACACCTCTCTCTAGTTTATTTTTACTTTCTTTACTTTACTCTCAGGCTGGTCTAATTCCATATCTACTTTCAGAACACCATCTTTAAACTTAGCATTGAATACTTTAAGGTAGTCAACTAAAGCCCATTGTCTAATGAATGCTCTCTGTGCTATACCTTTATAGACAAAACCATTGTCTTCTTTTTCTTCTGCATTCTTTCCTTTAATAGTTAAAGTATTATCTTTAACCTCTACGTCTAAGTCAAGTAAATCAAATCCAGCTAGTGCTAATTCTAATTGATACTTATTATCTCCTACCTTCTTTATATTATATGGTGGATATTTTGGTGCTTCAAATTTTGTAAGGTCAGATAATTGTTTAAAGTAATCATCGAATCCTACCGTTAAATTTTTAAACGGGTCAAACATTGTTGTTAAGTCTTGCATATACTTATTCTCCTTTTATTAAGCGAGTTATTAAAAATGAGATTCTCTTAATTGAGCAATCTCGGTTGTAATCCTATTTCTTTTTGTTAATAGGATATCTTGTTTCTTCTTTAGGGGTAGGGACTGCTTTAATTATTTCCTTTAAGTCCTTAACATCCTTATGTAATTCTTCAATTTTGTTTATTAACCACTGTGGGTTCATACTCACTCCCTATATTATCCAGCTTAAATCTTGCTTAGGCAGTTCCCTGGCCCAAACAGAATCATTCCCTACAAATACTGGTTCTGTTATACATAAATATCTGAAGCTATCACTGGCGTGTGAAGTCCAGTCGTGGACTGGCTTCTGGCTCCAAATCTTCTTCTTATCATCATAACTACTGCGGTACTGTAGTAATGAATCAATCCCTTTCTTACATTTATCTTCATCAAACCAACACTTATGTAGCGTTGTTCTTACTGTATCTATCCCGTCCATAACCTTTAACTTAGGTGCAACTTGAAAGTCAATACCCAAAGAAAAAGCTAAGTCTTTCCTGCTTTTACCTGTGGAAAATTCTCTAACTACTATATCGTGAGGTGCTATATGTGCACCATATCTGTACCCTTTAGCGTTTAAGACATCAATATAGTGAGGCAATCCTTCACCTGAGTTCTCATAATAATCTATCATATTTATAGCTTTGCCATCATACTGTGCAAACCATATAGAGGTACTATCAGATACACCTAAGTCCCAAGCTGTTACTACCTGCTTAGATGGGTCATAAGGTACTTTACCAATACGTTCCTCATCATAAGCCACTTCTAATTCTTTAGCATAATAAGCACCTCTCAGTGCTGCTGACCAACTACATTCATACTCTTGTTCATACTCAGTCTCAGCCATATCTTGCTGGGCCATCTCCAGCTCTTCATCATCTAATATACCAGTATCACTGGCTTTGAATAAGAATCTCTTCCATCCTTTCTTTTCCTTAGCTGTGTGGTAAATATCGTAGAACTCATTCTTGCCTTTAGGTGTACCAATAAAGATACCCCAACCTTTTCTGTCTGAAAGTGCTGGTCTAATAACCTCACTGTACATCTTAGGGTTCATCTGGGCATACTCATCAAGGATAACTCCATCGAGGTAAATTCCCCTCAGAGTATCTGGATTATCAGCTCCATATAACTGTATCCTTGCTCCCATAAAGTCAGCTCTTAATTCAGCTTCATTAAACTTAACATCAGGAAAATCTATCAATAATCTCTTTAATTCATCCCAGGCCACAGTCTTAGCTTGCTTAAACAGCGGGGCTAAGTATGCATATCTTGGTGCTTTCTTGCCTGCTTGTAAGTCTTGTATAGCTGACTTAATCATTTGATTAATAGCAAATACAGTCTTACCAAATCTTCTGTGACAAACTACCACATTAAATCTAGCGAGTTCATTATGTAATTTAGCTTGTAATGTTCTAGGCGTATAAGGTATTACAATACCCTTCCTATTGTCTCCCTGTGTTCCCAACATTTGTTAATGCTCCATCAGTGCTCTATCAGTGCTCCGTTACATTATCCATTATAATTCTACGGTTAGCATCAGCTATATCCTCTTCATCCTCTGACCAGCTGATATCAAAATTCTTATCTTCGTGTATAACGTGTTGTTTAGGAGTCCAGCCTCCTTGTGTCTTTAACCAGAAAGTAGTCATCGCTGCACTATCTCCACTCATTGCCATCTTATATGCAACTCCTGCAACTGAAGCAGTCCGCTTTTCTCTGGCTGTTTCTAAAGTATGTTTGTAATATTTAATAAGAGTAGCATTAGAGATACCCATTATCTTAGAAATAGTGTGCTGGTCCAGGCCAATAATCACCATCTCTTCTACCTTATTATAATCATCATCTGTAGGTTTGTACACCTTGCCTTTAGGTCTTCTAGCAACCTTGCCTCCAGCTCCCCTAGATATTTTACCGTGACCCGCGCCTCTAGTCTTCTTCACCTCAACAACAACATCAGAAGGTTTCTTACCAGTAATAGACGCAGCCTTATACTTGGCATCCTCTTTTAGCTCGTTGATTAATTCTTTCTCTTCTTCTTTAGAAGTGAGAATAGCTTTGTTTTTACCTCGTTCTTTAATACCCATAATTATAAAATATTATATAATAATATCATTATTATACACTAAAGCAATTGTAGTAGGCTTATTTTTTTATAGAAAATAAAAATATATACATACTTAGTAATACTTAGTATTCCTATAATAGGAGTATTATATAGGCTAATTCTTCATTTTTTTTTCAATAAACCTACAATGTGAATCTTAGTAATTATCTAGTTGATGTTAAGTAATACTAAGTAATACTAAGTAATACTAAGTATGTTTAATTAATATACAATATTATACCATATGATTAATAAAGAAGACTGAATATTATATAGAATACTTGGCCCCGATATTCAAAAATTATAAATTTTATACGAAGGTGGGTTCCCCTGAAAATATTTTTTTGACAAAAGGGTGGGGACACCGCGTGATAATGATAATCATTCT